TCCGGCTGGCTGAACAAAGAACTCCCAGTTGTCTGGCTTAATTAACATACGCGCTTGCTCAAGAGGAATATGATCAGGAACAGGAACTTCACCAGACATAATAGGCCACCAGTGATCTTCTTCTGGCGCATTTGTGTCAGCAATAACGCCACTCCAGCTAGGGCCGCCCTCTCTCATGGAAGGGAATCTGCCTACGCGCATAGTACACGCATCAATGATTGACTTAGGAACTTCTCTTGCCTCATTAATCCAGATGCCAGTTAATTCTAATGATAGCAACTTCTTAACATCTTCTGGCCTATCAAGGGCAAGAAACAAAACCTCAAGGTCTATATCAGCTTTCTTAATGTGATGCGTATAAGGAACTGACCAATGAAACTTTCCCCATTGATCTTCGGGAAACCAATCAAGCCAAGTCTTTATAGTTGTGGTTCTAAGCTGTGGATTGGTATTGCGAATGATTGCCCATCTACTTCTGCGGATACCATCCTTGTTTTTTTCTTGTTGCAATGCTCTTCGGAACACTTCTATGCAACAACCAACAGACTTCCCAGAACCTACTGGCCCTCGAATGCCACGAAAGAAACAATCTTCTTTTAGAAAGGCTTTGATTACTTCGCCATCTGGCTTGTACTTAAAGTCTGCCAACTTCGTGATCCACCCCAAATTTAATCATGCGTTCAATAACGTCAGGCGCAATAACAGCAATCATCTTATCGGCTTCTCGATCGGTGCAAAACTCTTCTGGATGGTGAACAAGGTGTACCTTCTTCACTATTGTGCGAAGCATGTCTCGCTCTTCTTTATTTATTGTGTGCAAGAAACTCATATTTAATCCTAAAAATCAGGCCAGTCTGGAAGGCTTCTCAAATATTCTTCTTGCATCTCATCAATTCTTAATTCTTTAATCGCTTCCTTTACAGCACCCAATCGGCTGTATCTTCCAGTTTCCATAAGTGAATCAGCAAGACCTTTGACTTTATTTCTAGTGTATTTAAGGCGAACATCCTTTTTAAGGAGTGAAGCTTTTTGTTTTGGTTTAGTTGGTGCTTTTTTCATTATCTATACCCCGCTGTTTTCTTTGCTACATCTTTTGGCTGTTTAGCAAATTGTTTGCCCTTACGCAAGGCAACGCGTTTAGCGCGTGTGCTTCTGCGGTACTCTTCATCAGACAAACCCTTGATAGCCGCTTCCGGCAAGTAACGCTCACCAGTTGCCCTGCTACCTTGAGTGCTAGGCTTGCCTGACTTGGTGCGCCACTTTTGTTTTGTCCAAGCCACTAATGACTTCTGAGATGCTTTCATTATACATTTATACCATTACTAAGGGGATGTATATTCGTATATTTACGAAGTATAGCCTCCTCCGGCTTTCTTATAAAGTAAGGCAAGGCGTTGTGCTTTCCTTGCTGACCATTGACCAGACGCACCGCCCTTTGATTCACGCTTAACCTTATTAAAAAGACGTTTGCGCATAGCAGGTTTGGTATAGTTTCCAGCCGCGTTAACTGCCATCTTCAACTCTCGGTGTTAGCTTCTTCTTGCCCTTGGTAGACCTACGCTCGGCAGGGTAGTTCTTCTTCGGGGCTTCTGGCTCTGCAACCTCAATAACTCTCTCAGAGTGAGAGGTAAAGGTTTCACCTGTCATCAATCTGCCGTCAGGCATCTTAACAACAGGCCCTTGATAGACTTTGCCGTCACGCTTTTGATACATCATGACTTAGACTTCAAAATTTTTTTCTTCAAAGCATCAGGCAATTTCTTCTGCTGTGCCGTTAAAAGAGTCTTCTTCTTTGATGGGCGACCCACCTTTGAACCATAAGTTCCTTTTCCCATAGGCATTATTCTGCTCCTCCAAATTCCTTGTCAATCTTTTTAAGCTTGCGCCTAACGTGAGCCAACGCTCCAACACCTAACGCACCAACAGCAGGGATAGCATAGCTAACTATGTCAGTAACAATAGGACCTACTTGCATTACTTCAGCCGCACCGCTTGTCTTTTTAAGCAAAGTACTTTTAGGCTTCTTTGGCTTTCTGTTCATTATGCTTTCCTTTCCTTTGTCTTCTGATAACGCTTCAATAAACTACGCCCCCTAGAAACAGCAGACGCTTTGTCACCACCATGACCCCAGGCCTCTAAAGATAACTTGAGGCGAGTCTTCCGACCCTTCTCATCCTTGAGAGGTCCTCTCGATGATCCCATCCTTACAAGGAAGCTTCCCTTCCTTCTCTTCTGTTCTGGAGTTGTTGCAGTCTTCTTGACCGGAGCCTTTAAGTTGCCCCCTGTCTTTCGATTGTACGAAGCACGTCCGGCGGCGTTTAATCCACCCTTTGGGTTTTGACCCTCTTTGCGTTGCCATGCCGGAGTTCTCTTCATTAATAACCGCTTCTCATTCCGTCGCCACGATTCCTTGAGCGACCTTCCATATTGCCAAAGCTGTCACGCCCAGAAAGACCCTGAGTGCCAGTACTTACAGAACTGGTAGGACTAACTCTATTGTCTTTTCCATCACCACCCTGCTTCTTAATAAGAGTCTTCTTCTTAACAACAGGCTTCTTTACAGGAGTAGAACTCTTTGAACCACCACCAAAACCACTAATGCACATATCAACCTCACAGGTAAAAAATATTTATAACACGTTTTGTAGAGCTTTTTAAACTAAAAATGTTTGTGGTAGTCCCTGTCACGCTACTAGCCGCCACTTTTTCCTCCCCCCTACCCTCTAGGCAGAGCCACATACTGACCGTAATCGCCAGTACCATGTGGTCGCGTCTGGGCAAAGCCCATGCCGCGGCTACTAACTAAGGTCGATACTCACAGAGATATCGCCCTTGTGCAGATGCAACTGCTTATCGGCTGGCTTGAAGCCAGCACGATCGAGTATGTCCTTGCTAGCTTCTAGCTGGACATACTCTGACTTAGCCCCTCTGGCTAAGCCAAGCAGTTTGCTAGCGGCAACGGTAGCGTTAAGTCCTAACGCCTCTTGTACACTCTGCATCATATATTGCTGTACATGCGGCTGGCGTAAAGCCTTGGAAGCACTTACTCTTCCTGATTCGCCAGATGCGTACCCTGCCATCTCAGCCGCTTCTCGGATCGTGCAACCAGTTGATACGAGCGTATCCACCAGCTTTGTTTGTTTATCTGTAAGAACCAGCTCTTTCATACTGCTAACCCCCCTTGTGATTCCCCCCTTTCTTGGCACATGTTGACAACGATGTCAACGCACTCTGCGGCAACTTGCATCGCCTCTTAGCGTGTGGTAAAGGCGCAAGGATAGACTTGCCACTGCAAGACCGCTTGAGCGGTCTTTGCACGAAACGACTTGGTGTCGTTTCCAACTTGGCAAGTGACTATCTTGCGTCCTTTAAGATCGGCCGCATGACTGCATTGCAATCCATGAATCTCACTTCCACCTCATGACAGAAGGCCGATCGCTTTGAGCGTGGCATCGCCATGGCCTCAAAGCCACATGCTTCAAGCAATGGCAACTCTACTTTCACTTTAACATTCGTCAAGCTGGCACTTCATCTCATTCTAACTGGTGCATCAAGCGAATCACAATCTGGCTTGGCGAATCTAAGCCATGTTGTCCCCCTTATAAAAGTGCATACTAAAAGGCGGCAATCTTGATCTTGGCTCGATCAGTCACTCAAGTTTGCGTAACGTTCCTAGTAATCAGAACCTCCCTTTGGGCGGTTTATGAGGGATATTCGCACCAACACTTTGGCTTGACACAACCGCCAACCGCATAGCGAGTTGGCCTAGATTGGTCAAGTGGGGCAGGCCCTATGGACCTCGCCAATTCCAGTCGCATATCCACGGCTTTGCCGAGGCGACTGGGGCGAGAAGCCATAGCCCACGCACACCCGCCCCACTTAACAAATCTTTGTGTCCTGCCGAGGTTGTCGGGAATAGTCCCGCATAAACCTAAAGGGAGAACCTAATGACTAGAAACGTAACTTCAACTAGAGTAACTGAACTCACCAAGATCAAGCTCACCGCTGTTAACTTTCATAAAGGTGACAACATGGCTTATCTTCGTAACCAGATTGCTCGTGACGCTTGCTACACCAGTCAGAACTCAATGAACTGGAAGCTTGAGCAAATGTCAAAGCTCAAGGTAGAGATTGCTGAATTGCATGAAGCATCTGGCTCTGAGGTTGTCGATACCAAGCTGGCAAAGCGAATCGACATCTATCACTCAATGGAAGATGAGCTTGCTGAATTGCAGATTCGTCATGAGTCCGATCTTAAAGTCCACAAGACAGTGACTGGCGAAGATTGGAAAGCAACACCAAGATCATTCCGCGAAAAGAACGCCCAAGCGGTTCTTGAAGCGGCAACTGCGATCCTCGCGTCTTAACCACAAGCCAAGAGGCGGCGCAAGCCGCCTCAAAGCTTTTGATATCAGATACTATTTGCATAATGTGTACGCATATGTATAATAGTACATGCAACAGGAGGTAACAATGTTAATCAGATTCGCACTATTTATTCTCACCATGCTCTATGTATTTGCATGGACGAATGCACTCACCCTCATCACTGGGATCGAGTGGCTCAACTGGTATTATTGGATGGCTTACTTCGGAGGTGCAGTATAATGGAAGAATCATTCTTGAAAATTTCGAATTTGTTATCGTTCAATGATGAAGTATTGGATCGTAACAAAACTATAGACTTAGAATCTGGCAATCATTCTGAGAAAATGAAACGGATTGGAATTAGTCTAGGCCGCAACGAGGTTGTTCGTGACCTCTTGCAATTAATAAAAGAAAAGAAATTGTTCATTAACATAGGAGATAACGATGGACGGAACACTACCAATGATTAAAGACTGGGACTTTGATGTCGAGACTTACGATCTTAAAGTCAACAAATTATCTGATGATAATATAGATGTTATTGTGCCACCAAGTATGGCACAGGCTGTTGTGCGCACCGATACTAATTCAATCTTAGGTGTACACACAGATAAATATAAAATAATAAAACATGATGATGTCGTGAACTCAGTCATGGATTCTATCCAATCTGCAAATCTTTCACACGACTATACTGTTGACGTTCAAGTCCTCGATGACGGACGCAAACTCAAAGGTGAAATATTATTTAATGACATCACCATTGAGCCACAGAAAGATGACTACATTAAATTCAGAGTACCATTCTACAATTCATATGATGGCTCTTGGTCTTTCTCTGTGACATGCGATGGCATCAGATTGTGGTGCCTCAATGGATGCACAACACCAGACACAATAACTAAATCTGTGTCCAAACATACAGCATCAGCTAATGTTAGATCATCAACCACAAA